GTCTGGAGGAATAAAAGATTTCTTAAACAAACAAAAAGCTAACGGTGTCTTAAATAGAGCCGACTACTCAGATGTTCTAGAAATAAGTGCGAGTGACTAAATGCCCAGTTATGTGGTGGACAATAAGACTTACTTTATTCAAGAAGATCTTACACAACAAGAAGCAGAAGAACTTATAAAAAAACGCTTTGGTTCTCCAGGCGATCAAGCAGAAGCTAATCCACCTACCTCTGATTATACAAACCCACAAGACGAGGGTGCACTGCAAGAGATAGGAGAGGGTGTTGCTTCTGGCTTGTTAGCCATACCACAAGGCATAGCAGAAACTGTTACTAGCGTTATAGACCTTGGAGCAGGCACTAATTACACAGATGCCGTAATCAAAGGTTTTAATAAAATGAGAGACGATCTTGGCATTGATCCAGCTGGAGTGGCTGGTAAGGTCACAGAGGGTCTTATTCAATTTGGTATACCAGGTCTTGGAGCCGCGGCTGCCGTATCAAAATTTAGCAAAGTTGGTAAAATAGCAAGAGGCACAACAGGCATGAGACCCGATCCAGGGTCTTTAAAAACCATGAAAATTACCAAGCAACCCTTGGACATGAAACAATTAACCACTAGTCAAAAGTTAGGACTTGCTACACAACAGATAGTGGCGGCGGGTGCAGCAGATGCGATCGTAGCCACAGACGGCACACAGTCTATAGGTGATTTTTTTGAGGGTGGTTTCTTCGATGCAGCTTTTGCCGACACAAAAGAAACTCTAGGATTAGAAGGCAGAGAAAGAGCCGCAGCTAGAATATATAACAAAGTAGTTGCTCATGGTCTTTCTGGATCACTTCTTGCTGGTATCTTGCCACCAGTAATAGGTGCTGGTCTTAACACTTCTGCAAAAATAGGAGCTAGAGCGGGTAGAGAAGTTGGTCTTGCAGTCCCAGGTGGAGTTATTGGTGGTGGTGCAGCGTTAATTGATGAGCTAGGTCAAGGCAAAGATATAGAAGATGTTGACTTTGGAAAAGTAGGAAAAGGTTTAGCATACGGACTAGGCATTGGTGCAGGTGCTGGAGCAGGGTCAAGAGTTTTAAGAGCGGGTTCTAAAAAAGCAGCGGAAGCCATAGCAAGACAAGAAGAAAGATTTTTAAAAGGTGTATCCTCAGAACCAGGTGTTATCAACACCTTAGATAGAGCAGTTGCAAAAGCGTTGTCTGCTTTTAGATATAGATCTTTTCTACCAGGTGAGGTTGCTAGAGTTAAATCTTTAGTAAATCCAGCGATAGAAGGTGATATTAAAAGGGCAGAAAAAGCATTAAAAGAAGTAGATAGAAAAATAGCAGAGGTGTTACATCCAAGTAACACAAAATTTGCAGACTATAGAAGACTACCAGATTTTAAAAAACAAAAACTTATAAATAATTTTATGGATGTTCTTGAGGGAGCAGTAGAAAAAGATTTAGAAATACCAAAAGAGTTATTTGATGCTTTTTCGGCGGCAAAAAATATTATTGATGACTTATCAAAAAAGGTTATAGACACTGGTGCAGCTAAAAGTTTACCAGAAGTGGCAACTAGTGGTTTGATGTCCAGAGGTGCTTTTATAAAACAAGTGCAAAACAATATAGAAAATGGTGGTTATCTCTCTAGGCAATATCAATTATTTAATGATGATAATTTCAAACTAGCACCCGACATGAGAGAAGCTCTCGTGGATCAGATTGTAGATGGTAAAGCGGTAGACATAAAACATGTTCAGAAATTTTTAGCAGGTGAGCCTGAAACATTTAGAATTACTGATGATTTTGTAAATGAATTTAGAGCAGCACAACAAGATCCACCTGGAGGTATTCTTTTTGGTAGAGGTCCTAAACTATCAAGACTTCAAGCAGAACGATACATAGATGCTGTTACAAAAGAATATAAGGCTATGAAGCATAGCTCTGGTGGAGCATACGGATCTGCCGCTAGAACTGTGCCAGTTGTCAGACTTAATCCAGCAGTTCTTAATAAATCAAAAGTTGATAATGAAATCATTAGAGCCATACTTGGTGAAGTTAGAAATCCAAAAGAAGCCTACATGCACACTGTAGGAGAACTATCTAATTTTATAGCAGCAGATGCTTTTTACTCTAATTTTAAAAGAGTTGTCGATGACATAATTAAGAACACAGATCCTAGAGCAGACAAGCCTTTGTTTATAAATACAAACGATTTAGTCAGAGAAAGAATCGCACAAATAAATCAAGGAAGACCAGGACAAGAACAAATAACATCTCTTCGAGATCTGCCATTAGTAGAAAGAGAAGCGATCTTAGAAGATATCATGAAGAGTGTTCAAAGAAGAGGTGGTCGAGGACTAGATTATGTGGTTCTTGGCAGAGATCGAGCAAAAGGTTTTGATCCAGAAGGCATAGCTGCACGAAGTGTGTTCGGTGAAATGTATGGATATGCCATACCAAAACCCATGTACGAAGCCATGAGTAATGTTATTAACGAAAGAACAAGCGTTATGGGAGATATAGCTAGAGGACTTTATTATCCCATGGTTAAGTTAAAAGGTATCTCTCAATACGCAAAAACTATTTTGTCTCCAATTACACAAGTTAGAAACGTAACATCAGCTTCTTTGTTTGCTCTTGCACAAGGAAACGTAGGTAAAAACGCTAGTCTTTTTGAATCAGTAGATTTAGTTTTAAGAGATTTGATTGATAGAGAACTCAAATTAAAAGGCACTGGTAAGATATCAAAAGCTACTAGTGACAGATTTGATTTTTCTTTAAATGATGAAGTCTTAGATTTTTTAGTAGATCTACAAAACAGAGGTGTTATTGGTAGTTCGGCTCAACTACGAGAGATACAAGCTAACTTACGTCAAGGACTGGGGTACAGAGGCACAGGAATCACAGGTGAACCAGCACAAAGAACAGTTGGATCAGTAGACGATATAAGCGTTTCTGATTTTGAAGTTGCCTTGGGTTCTAGACCTCAAGCAGCTGAAGATTCACTAGCCAGACAACAATCTAGAATAGAAACTCCTTCAGATGGTAAAGGATTAAAAGGAATGTCAAAGACTGCTTTGAAAGGCAGTATGAATATGACAAGAAGATTTTTAGATACGGCAGAGGGTTTGTACAAAGGTGGTGATGATGTTTGGAAAATATACAACTATGCTTTTGAATTACAGAAGTTAAGAAACTCAATAGCAAAAATAGGAACTGACTTTGCAGATAGACCTACATTAAGAAGACAACAAATTAGTGCATTTCTAAGACACATAGGCAGACGAAAAGGCGAAGCTATGGACGAAGCCATGAGAAGAGCCGCTGCAGAAACAGTTCGTAATACAGTTCCAAACTACGAACTTGTGCCAGAATTTATTAAAGGATTAAGAGGTGTGCCTCTTGGTAACTTTATTGCCTTCCCAGCAGAAATACTAAGAACTGGTTTCAATACTCTTGATACCGCTGC